TGTTAATGCTCTGCCAATAGTTAATGACTTGTCAATTAAAAATATTGAAAATGGAATAAGTAGACAGTTCCTAAGAAATGTCAACAATGTTATATTAAATTTATTGACATATAAGGATAATCAGGACTTTAACTCCAATTTTGTGTTTTCTTTATTTGCACAAGATACGGCTAAGGTTGGAGCTGGTGTTTTTGTTGAAACTAAGCTTTCTTCTAGGAATGGGCTTTTGCATAATTATAAAGTATATGTTTACGCAAAAACACAAGATGGGTTAAAGTTCTTGTCTAGTAGTGACCAGAAGTTACGAAAGGGCCATATATTGATATCACGTTTAATGCGAGTGCCTGCTGTTCCTGGCAAAATAACGGTAATATCAATTGTAGTAGATTCCAATGATGATATTATTGGTCTTAGATATAAGGATGTCACTATAACATGAGTTTCTTAGAAATCGATGATTCACTGTTCCAATGCGTTGCAGCTGGCATCGGTGGTGTAACGGTACCAGAACAGGTAACTATAATAGATTGTTGCCAAGACGCCGAGAATAATAGTATAATATATATTAATTGTTCTTTACGTGGCATATATGAGTATACGCCTAAGTGTACTGTATCTTGGGATGGTGGCTCGGTAGATGTAACAAACTTAATTATCTACGGCTATAAAGGAGCTGGAGTCCAACCAGGGCTTCTTAGTGTTGGATGTGGTACGGGCTCTTTTCTATTGGCATTTAACGCTGGTGTAGCTATTCCAAATTTTGCAACTTTGTCTACCATAACTGTTACGCTACAGTTTTTAGGAATAGCATCTAACCCAAATTTAAGTCAATATATTCAAAGTTTAAATTTGTTTTCTTCCACGAATCCATCTGCTTCTATTATCTTAAATAAAGGCCTGAACCCAAAGCCTTATAAGATATATCTTGATCCAGTAACTAATCAATTAAAGGTTCAGTATTCAAATCTTGGTGGTGCCGCATGCCTATGTGCAATAAATTGTGTTGCACCATCAGTTGATGACTATGACCTTACAGTTTGTGAAGATGAAGTTCAAGAAATTACAATAGATTCTAGTTCTGTATTTGGAGATCCAGCTGAAGCAAATGTAACATTTTTAGATCCTAAAGGAAATAAAACATCTTTAGATATACAATCTATGGTTAACGTAATACCATTAGCTCCTAATGTATTGCGTCAAAATACTCCAAATCATAATAATATATCTGTATTTTATAATTCTGCTAATGGTAAACCAATTAACCCGGAAAAGGTAAAGGTTCAGGTATTAAAATACGAAAACAATCCTGATAATGTATATGTATGGAAAGATTGGACATCAAAGTCTTGGAAGTCTCTTTACGATAAAAATATAATACCAGGAAGAAAATATGGATATGCAGTTAGATTTAAAGGTGAATTTGGCGAAGTCAGTAACGCCTCTAGTTGGACGGTAGTGGAGGTAACTTAATTTGACTTTTAATCCTCAGTATGGTTTTTGGGCGTCTGAAGATTTTACATCATCTGATGGTGCTGTTTATGCTAATCCTTTAGCTTTCCAGATTCTTAATGGAGCAACTACCTATATACCATCGGGGTATATTGGTTCAGTTAAAGTTTTTAACGGTATCTGGGACCCTGTCAGGTCTTGGAACATAGAAAATAAAATAGACTCTTTATCTGGTTTATCTGGAAATTTTTCCACTGTTGTAACTACAGGCTACAATTCAAATATAACTGGATTTGTTGGCTATTCTGGCTTAAGTGGCCAATCTTCTTTTGTTACTGACACTCCAAGTCTGGTATACGATACTGTTAATAGTTACTATACTAGTGGTTCAGCTGCATCTTTTGTTTATAACGCTGACACTCTAAGCACTTCTCAATTTTCAAATTTTGTTCTTGAATTTTCTGCAAGGACATTAAGAGACAAGATAAGTCACTCTTTGTATACTGATGTTTCTAGTGGTGTTTCTTGTCATGGCATTACAATAGCTAACGCTGGAGGCAGTGAAACTTTTATTGAGATACATCCAGATGGATTAAAAGTTCATGGAGTTACTGGAGCAATATTGCCAGGAGATTTTTCATCGTCTGCAAGAAGAATCAGAATAGTAAGAATTGCTACTGGCTCTTTAGTGATTATGGCAGACGATGGGAATAGCCTTTATGTCCCAACTGGGTTTAATACAGCAAATACATCTTTACCTTTGGGACAGTATATTTCGTTTGGAGCTCATCCTGTTTCTACTGGCGATGTATATTACAGTGGAGTTACAGCTTCTGGGTTTAGTGAGTTAAATTGGCTATTAGACCAAAGCGGAATTTCTGGCATTGCTGGTTTCGTAGGAACAACATTATGGGATGATATTAATTTTAAGTTCAGTGATACTACATATACTAATCCTTCAGGATCTATTTATAGTTGGCCTACTGGAGAAAATTTAATATATTCGGCTCCATGGTACCCTAGTGAATCTTGTAACTCGTACCTAGGCGCAGTAGTGGATTCTATTCAGGTAGGAGCAGGATATACTAAAGTCTCTGCACAATATTTAGCTCCATCAGGCTATGAAGGCGGTTCGTCTTGGACAGATTATGACTCTATTGTAACTATTACCAATAAGTCTGACACGTCTACATATTTAGACTTGTCAAAAATGCCAATATACCATGGATATACAAACGCGGTAAGATTTAAAATTGCTTCATCAGGTTCTTCAAGCCAAGTTCCGCAAATCGATACTATTACCGTAATTGGAAAAAATGAAGAGGACGATTTTGTAGAAGTGACACCAAATTGGAAGCTATCTTCTCTTCCAAAGAACATTTACTTTACTGTAGATAAAACTAAATATAGTGAGCATATACCAAAAGCTCACTATCAAGATGATATATTTATCCACAATGAAGACTCTACTGCTTTATATACTCCAGGTGAATTCATTGTTAATTCTGGTTTTAATTTAGCATCCGGCGAGGTTATGACTTCTTTAGGAGGAGACGGTATCTCCCGGGTTTTAGATGGCAAGTATGGTTCTGCTTTTAGAAATGTCGTTTCCAGTTCTGGAATTATAAATTCTACCGTAGCTCCTGCATATTACAGTGTAAGTACTGGTATTTTTATTGGAAAATTAAATGATTCTTTTACATTTTATCCAGCTGTAGCGTCACTTCCTAGTACTGCTACTGGCACTGCTGTGTGCTCATTTTCCTATGATACCTATGTTGGATCTGATGGTGATGTACTAAACACTCAGACTGTTAACTTAGCAAGTTGGACCGATGCTAGTAGTTCTGCTATAATTGGTATAAAGCTTTCTGGAACTTCTGGAGGGCCAGCTAACGATCTTGTAAATGTATATGAAGGAATACTTTCAATTCCTAAAGGCCCTGGAATTGTTGCTTCTATAACAAATGGACTAGAAGAATATCAATATTATATTGATGGACACAATTATAGAACTCCAAAAGAATTTAAATGTGCAGCAGTATTTACTGGATCTTCATCTAATACTAGTTTAATTCTTGGATTTAGAGCACGCAGGTCTGAGCCAAGCGGACTAGACCCTGTTAGATGGGGAGAATGGGCTTCTAGGCTAGAAGAGCATAATAATAGCGAATTCACGCTGTATTCTTTATCTGGATATACTGCTACACATTCATATCTACAATTTATTTCTACTGGAGATGCTTCACGATTTAGCTACCTAAATGATTATGATATATATGATACAGTATCATATAGGCCAGTAAGGCGAGGTTCAATGCTATTTGAAGGCTGGTTTAGGCCATTTGGCTTAACCGGTTCTGCTAATAGCGGTGTGTTATTCCAAACTTTAGATGCTCAAAATAGAGGTTTACAGCTTTATTTAGATAGATCTGGCTATCTTACTGCATTAGTTAATATAACTTATTCATCGGCATCTATTGGCAATAGGCTTGATGCTATAACTAATATTGGTCCAATGGCTAATCAGGTAATGTATTCTGGCATTTCTGGAGTCGTTACATTGGCTGGCACTTCTTCTCCAATTGCTTTTGGAGATTGGAACCATATTGGTGTGTATCAGGATACTAGATGTTTAGGTGATACATATACTACTACAGACCAACCAGATATAGCAGATGGACAAAGCAATCATGGCGCTAGGACATCTAGACTTTACCTAGAGGTCAATGGCAATATAGTGAACAGTACCGATCTTGCTTTGCCAGGCTACACTAAACGTATATTTGGTGATGGAACTGTTGCTACTTCATATCCTGTTGGGGATCAATATTCTAAATGCTGGCCAAGAGTAACTGCTTTTGGTATAACTGGGTCAAGAACTGCTGTTCTAGGTAAAGATGTAATATGCGACTTTGATCATGTAAGGTTTGGTATCCATAATACTGTGGATGCTAGAATGTGGTCAAACGTTTTAGGTGCAAAAACAACACCTCCATTGTTTACGCCATGGAATGCAATTAAAATGCCAACAATGGTTTCTGGTGAATATGATCATATGAAATATGCTCATATTTATAGATTTGATTATCCAACGTCTTATCAAGGTTGGGATGAAGGCTTTGCAATTAACCATGGCATTTTTTCAAATTATGCCACGTCTACAGAACTAACTTCTCGTGGAATCAATGGGTCCAAATTCTTTATTGAAAAAGTTGATGATGGTCCTAAAGGTCGTTCTGCTTTAAGACTTGGTCCAGGTACAAATATGGTAATCCCTTGGAATTCTTTAGATGAAAGAATGTTCAATGGAACTGGTAGTATGTCTTTATTCTGGGCTGGTAATGCTACTAAAGCGGGATTTTACTACGCTAACAGTGGAACTTATCTTTATAATTTAAGCTCTTGGTATACAGGCGTACAGTCTTTTGAAGAAACGACAGCTAACTCCAGGGTTGCTTTTGGAGGCAAATTTAGGCTCCATAATTATCCAACAGGGACTTATATTGGGGATTTAATGGCTTATGAGGAAACTAATGCTCAAGTCTCGTACCCTAGAGCTGGGATTTATATTGCAGTAAATTCTGGGGGCGTTATTTGCTATGGAACTAGAAGAGTAGGCGCTTTTGATACTCATGACGGTAACGCAAATCCTCATATAGTTGGACAATTTACAGGCAATGTGTTGCCTCTTAATGAATGGCACCATGTAGCTATAGACACTAAGCTTGATTATGGTATTGGATATGTATCATTATATTTTGATGATCAATTAGTAGAAAAACATACTGTCTTTTTAAATGACGATGGGACTACGAGCTCTATTTCTGGAAGACCCGTTGGATATCAGGGCCTATTAGGCATGGAAACTGGCACCCTTAATTCAGGTACTTCAGGAGTGCCTACTCATAAGTCATGCTTTGTAATTGGTGGAGAGCTACCACATCCTAGCGTAATACGTACATATCAATATATGGATATGGATGTTAGCGAATGTTATGTATATATGCCAATCGGTGAATCCAGTTTAGTTGATTCTTCTTATAGCCCTTTAGATTTTTCATACACTGGTGATATAGAAATCAATGGGCATTATGATGTATCAATAAAAAACGATAGCACGAAAATTGCTAGTGTCATTGGGACTGGTCAAGGATATAATGCATTTTATTATGGGAAAGCTCTTTATCCGGCTACTAGCTTCTCTGAAGCTGGCGAACACTATTTCTATAGCACTTCTACTGCTGGCAATGACCCAGAAAACTTCAAGGATTTTGGATATAAATTAGCTGATACAAATGTATTTAATAATGCTGAATCCTACTATGTTGTATATGAAGATCAGGAGGCAGTTAAGTCGTTTGGTACAACAGATAGTCCCATACAAATTTTAGAAAGGGTTCCACCAGAAGGTGTTAACCTTGCTTTGATTGCAAATAAAGAATGGGTATCGGACAATGCACTTTCTGCCTTTAATTTATCTGATCAAAATTATGCAAACGTTACAAACCTAAATGGTGATTCTACAGTAGGATCGCTAGTTAAAATTGGTGGCATTATATCTGGCGTTGTATCATCTGGCTCATTAGCTGCTGAAGATGTTAGAATAAGTAGCTGTTCTGTTTGGAATGATGAGTCAAGTAATGCGTTTGTTGCATATTTTGCGCATTTAATTGGTGGAGACTTTAAAGGTGTCTATACACCAAGTGCATATAGTCATGGTGACGTAATTGGAGATTATGATAAATACTATTTCAATAAGTCTAAAATTAAAGAACTTATAAAAATAACGGATGCAGATGGTAAAGAACTTTCTTTTGACGAGTTCCCATTCGATATAATTATATCGCCATATTCTCCAAATATAGAAGACTATGATAATGGTGATCCAGAATATGTAGACCATTCTTTAATGGGATATGGAACTATTAATACTGGTTCAGTTAACGCTGATGGCATATTTACATGTACATTAATAAGCCCATATCAAACTATTGGGAAGTCAGTTTTTGTAAATTATCCTTCCCACGTCTATAAAGGCACGGTAATAAATTTACAGGACTCTGAGGTATACAATCCTGTTCCATTAATGAAAAAGGTAGAATATGCTGATGGGCCTAAAGATGATGGGACTCCTGTGATCCCCGGAAGTTACTCTATTAATTATGGCACAAATCAAAAATATCTTGATATTACTATCTGGGGGGCAGACCTTTCTGGTTGGGTATAAATGACTAATTTATCTGATAAAGCCTTAAACTATCTTAGGAAGCTTACTGGGGAATTTACTACTAAGCCTTTGGGAGCCTTAGTTTTAATAAATAAAGAGTTTAAAAATTCTACAGTTAATTATACAGTTCAAGTAACTAGTACTAATAGAATTATTTTATCTAATGGGACAAAAAGTTTCACTGTCATTTATTTAAATAAATCAATACGTCAAGTTGCGCAGGAGCTGTCTAATAGCCCATTCCCGATTGATGTTATTCCTTTAGCAGATATACAAAAGCTTGCCTCTAAGGAGCTTGTAGTATTTGCTCCAAAAGTTATTCCAACTGATTTTGATATTTATGATATATCAAATGATGGTAATGGCTGTATAATAAGGTCTATCAGATATGGGATTAAATACGATTCAATAACTGCTTTCGATTTAAAAAGTCCATACCGTAATAATTCATTGCTACCGTGGTTTGCAAGGATTACAAACGGTACCTTTTCGCAAAAGTATAAAAATATAGTATACTATTTTGGCATACCAGAATATAAGGACCAGCTATGGTCAACTACTGCTGGTAAACCGTATATTGATGTTCAAGGTGAACAGGCAAATTTCGTAAACGGTAGCACAATTAAGCTTGCTAGATCTCCAATTTTTTATAAAAATAATATCCTTATTACTAACTCTTCTGGGGAAAAAGTCTACTCAAGTTCAGTAATAAAGCATGTAGATATAATCAATGGATATGTTTATATTGATCCTTCAGTTGATTTGCCTAGGGATATATCTGTATCTTATACTTATTATGAAAAAAGTTTAATATACAAAGGAATCAATCTAAACGGTCACTTTTCTCAAAATCCTTATATTTTAAATAAGTATATTGTATTTTATGCTTTACCTATAAAAAGTAGCGCTGGTGGTCATAGGTCACGAAGTATTTACCATGCAATTGGCACTTCTATAGCAGATGCTATATTTAGCATTAAAGTTGATGATCCTAATGAGCCTTTAACTGTTATTGGCGCTGTTAATGTGCAGTCATCTTTAGGTGCTGATGATATTTCTATTACTGATACAAGATCTTTTGGCGGAGGATTAAGGGATGACGAGGCTGGGAAAGCCACTGAAAAAAGATTTAAAGAGTCTCAGTATTTTTTTGATATAGGTAGAGTAGAAGGCATTCCATATCCTGGAACTGCTGCTATTGTAGTTGATATTCCTTCTTCTTTAAAAGAGGTGCTAACTCTTGCACAAATAAGAGAGAGAGCTAGTAAATTTATTGCAGCAGGGGTTTATCCTGTAATAAATATTAATAATGAAAGTTATTATAATCAATTTGATGTTAACGAATATAATTCAGATATTTCTTTTGTTAACTATGGATTAGCTTACTCTAATCCCGGGTATTCAGAATCAACATATGGATTAAGTGGCACGGCTGGCGGCTATCTAAATATAAATAATGCCCTGCCGACTGGCTTATATACTAATCAGTATTCCACTACAGGCAGTAAGATATGTCCTACTGTTCAAAATGGAATTCTTAAACTGTCTCCTGGAGAAAAGTATAAAGTATCTTTTATCAAAGGTTCTGCAGACGCTGTATTTTCATATGAATGGAAAACAAAAGATGGCGAATGGCAGCTCAAGACTGTTAACAATTTTAATACCGTTTCTACGGGAAACTTAAGTTGCCAATCTTTTGATCTTGATGCAAGTTATGGCTATAAAGAAATACGAAACATAACAGGTTTAAGCCCTTATATTTTAAGTCAAAGTTTTTTTGATGATTGTTTATTGTCATCAACTAGAATAATAGAATATACGCAACAGCAGTCTAATGGCTATTCATTAACTGGATATACTCCAGATGTTTTTAATTTTGACTTAGAAAGTAGTCCAATTACCATTGGAGTTCCTAAGGCACTAGAGCCTATTTTTACTAATTATGACAATTTATGGAGAATGAATTATTATTCTGAAATTCAGAATTCTTTGTTGTCTGGTCATGTAGCTGTAATTTATTCTGGAACATTAGGAAACACTTTCCCACTGCCATATAACTATAGTAACGGTTCTTTTGCATCTGCCTATAATGGTACATATGATGCATTAAAGGATGTACATGCTTATTCCAGGTATGTGCATGGAAGAATAAATGAAACTGTATTATCAAGTTCTGATAATATTCAAGCTGTTAACTTTACTGGCTCATCAGCTTGGATTTCTTTAAATCCAAGCAATGATATTACGCATGCTTTTTCAGGCGCTAATGCTATTTTTAATAAAGTATTTTCGTTGTCTCCATTTTCAAATGTTACAACAGTAAATAACGACATAATTACTCCGTTCTATAATCCAAGTTTAAATACTGCTATATCTTTATCTAGTTCATATTCTAATGGAGAAGTTACAGAAAATAATAACAATCTTTATTTAGGATGTAATTATATTAAAACAGCTGCGGCTTTTTACTCTTCTCAAACATCGCCTTCTACTGGAGTTTATAACTCCGATGTTAGCACAAGAATACCATACAACTGCAGAGACTTAGCCATATCTGGAATGGCAATTTGGAACAATAACTTTAATATATATTTCTCTACTCCTACTTATAGTGGCAGTTATTTGTTAAATAGCTGGGTAACAACATACAATAGGATATCAAGTTTTGCTTCAAGTTATCTCGATGCTGTATGTAATGCATATGACTATATATATTATGGCAATAAGGCTTGGGCAGGCTGGACAGGTCATGAAGCTAAATCTCCTATTTATTATGATGCTACAAATAATCCAGTTACTCATTTAAGTGGAGATATGACATGGACTGGCAATATAGTATGGCCTGATTCTCAGACTTTTACTGCTATTCAGGCTCTTAATGTTCTTCAAAATGAAATACAGTCTAATATAGCTACCTTGATCCCATATATAAGGACTAATGCTTATAATGGAGGCATAATGCAAAAAGGGATATTTAAAGCATTAAAATATTTGCTATGGCATCCAACAAATAGCTTAATGGGGCATGATTTTATTACTGGTAGTTACCCGAGTCATGTTGAGACTTTTGAAATTGGTATGGGCGCAGCCTTAAAAGGTTGTTTAAATGAAAATGGTATAATAATAGAAGGTGGAAGTTTTAATTACCAAAACGCTCCATTTGATGCTGTGCTTCCTAATGATATGCTTGATGCATCTTTTTATGCAGCTAACTATTATAATTTAGCAAACGATACTACAAATAGGAACAAGTGGTTGGCCATTGCTGAAGGGATATACAGGACTACAGAAAAATTATATGCCCTTAGTGGTGGTTATCCTTATAACCCATATTTTAGTGTGTCAGCATCTGGGGATGCTGGATCTTCAGTTTTGAATGGCTATCTACAAGTTTTAACTGCTTTAGATGCTCCACTAACTGATGATGAGTTTATATATTTTGTCGGTTCGATAGATAGGGTATTCTAATGGATATACTTAAAAAGATTGCAAACTTTATTACAGTTGGCCATAAAGAGGCAATAAAGAATATTCTATCCACTACGAAAAAAAATAAACTTGATTTAACACCAAGAGAGTTTGAAAATGAGGCAAAGCGGTTAGCCTTAAAGTTATCAAATAAGCAAAAGATTTTGTCGCCACTCTATGCAGAAAAAGAAGGCAAGATATCTTCTGCTACGCACAATTCTAATATGGAATCAGTTTATATAGATTTAGTTGCTATATATAAACAAGCAGATGCTGTTGGCGCTACTAATCTAAAGCAAAAAGATGTAATGTCTGATAGCTTTAATAAAGCAAGAGCTGCTATTTTAAAGCTTATTAATGATGCAAGAGTTTTTACGATTAGGAATCGTAATCCAGAGTTTGACGACATCAAACTAGTAAATTTTAATATTTCTAGAAATGTTTCTAATTTTGCGCCAAGCGCTTTTGTTGATCCAGACTCTAGATTATTAAAGCTTCCACAGATATTAAAAAGAAGAAATCATTTACCAAACAGGGATATTAAAAAGACTGATATAAAAGTAGAGTTATATGGAGGTCGTCCTGGACAACTTGGCAAGCAGTTTCCTATAAAAAAGTCAGTGGATGCCCGTCCAGAAACCTTTTGGGCTGATATAATATATTCTGATGTTCCAATTCAGACTACTTATAATAGATGGAGTCCAAATGAAAATGGCTCTATGATTGAGATTGTTAATGGTCCATATGCAGTTGTAACATTAACATATGGGGCTGCAGAGGCTATCAATCAAATAAAGTTGCTTCCTTTTGCTAGATCTGCAGTAAAAGTACTAGAGATAACATATCGTCCCAATTTAAGTTCTAAAATTAAATACCAGATTCCAGGATTTAAAACAGAAGAAACTTTAGATTGGATCGAGTATAATTTTGAAACTATATTTGCATGTGAAATAGAAATAGTTTTTGCACAAGAAAATTATTCTAATTTAGTTGTTCATGTTCCCAAAGGCATTTTGTATGCGACTGACTTTATGTTACGTTTACAAGATGCACGTGCGCAAGAGCTTGCTGAAATACCTAATTCAGAAAATATAGATTTTGGTGGTAATCGTCAGATATATGACGAAGCGATTAAAGATCTATCGAGCATAATAACAGAAAAAGAATTAAATTTCATATCTACTACTAAGATAGATGTTGCTGGAAAAACTATACTTTCTATTGGTGAAACTCTTTCTTCTTTAAATCAAGAGACAGATAAGTTATTAGAAGACGTTAGTGCTTTTACTAATGCCTTACCAAAAGATATTGCCAACGAAATTGAAGTCATAAATAAAACAGAGTATTTAATTGGCGCAAGAGAGATTGAAACTAATTATATTGTATACAGTCCTGTTGCTTACTATGAGTCTGAAAAATTTGAACCTGCAGCGACAGTCTCAAATGTAGAGATTGAAGTAGATGAGCATCATCCATCATTTAAATCTCCTTATGGTGAATTTTATAAAACCTCTACCGAATGGGAAGTAGAATTTGCTGATGATAGAAAAGTTCCTATTTTCCCTAAAAACCTAGAAGAAAATGGACTTTTAAAAGTAAAATCTGAACGTCTCTTTATCGAGAGCGCAGGATTTTATGCCTATACTAGATTTAGATCTTATACATCTTGGGCTCAAGTTCGTGAAAACGACTCTATACTTATCGCCAATGTAGATTATAGCATTGTATGGAACTCAGACTACAATGGCAGGCTACAGATACAGATCAACAAAGATAGATATGATCTTGGCAAAATCTATACAGTAGACTATTATGCACATCCATCTTCTAAGTCTATAGATGCCATATCATTATTTACTGATAAGTCATTAGCAATTCCAGATTCTTTTAATGGCACTAAGTCTAATAATAGCGTTAAGCTTTTAAATTTCCCGTATATTAATTATAATATAATTAATGCAGACGTTTTTGAGTATAACAATGAGCTTAATAGCTATCAATATAATACACCAGCGCCATCGTTTACAAGTGGCTTTTTAAGGCTATATCCTGAATGGACTAATAGCAATGGAGAAACAATAACCGGGATTACTGGATACAACTTGACCGGGTCTGGTATCAGCCCGGGTATTGATTATGTAGCTGGTTTGTCTATTGAGTATTCGGTAGAACCTTATTCTTATTACGTTACATTAAGTGGATTACCTGGCCTATCTTATAAGTTAGACGGCTATACACAAGACTTGCTTTTGCTATCTGAAACGCCAAGACTATATACGGGCTTAATTGGCAATGAAATCCCTACATCATATTTTTCTGGTAACTTTACAGGGACTCCTCCTTCTGGGTTTATAACAATACCTTATTCAATAGATGTTGCCTATATAGATGGAGACCAAATTTTTGCTGGCTCTAATCTACTTTATTCTCCTTTAGATGTTACAGTAGGCGGCAAACAAGCAAAAAATATTACATCATATCAAAATCTAGAGCAGCCAGCTTTCAATGTTGCAAATACAAAAGATGGGGAATACGAATACGTTCAGGATGGAAATATACTTTATTTTAATCAGCCTGTTGATGAAAGTAAAGAAATAAAAGCAAACTACCGTTGGATGACACAATATGTAAAAGTCAATTGTACTCTTCGTGCTAATAAAGCGATTAGTCCAACTATTACACCAACGGTAAATGAATATAGATTACTACTTAATACAACTATATTATAATAATATGCCACTAAAAAAAGGTTCTTCGCAAAAAACTATTAGCAAAAATATTGAATTACTAAGGAACGAAGGATATAAGCAGCAGCAAGCAATTGCTATTGCCTTAAGCCAAGCCGGTAAATCTAAGAAAAAGAAGAAAAAGAAATGAGCGATTTATTCTCAGTAGTAGAGATTAGTAGAACAGATGCTGATAAAATTCAGCATCATTTAAATAAAATTAAACAAACTCAAGCTGTGTCTTCTGATGCTATTGAGGCTGTTAACTCTGCTTCTGTAGAATTTACTAAATTTTTTAGTAATTATGGTCAGCCATATTTTTCTGCTCATAAATTAAGATTAAACGATACTCCAAGATCTTCTCTTTATAATGAGAATTTAAACACTTTAAATGATGACATTTCTAGGGCCTACGTGTCTTTAGAGTCTGCCAATAATTCGACAATCAATGCTTTTAATTTTGCGTCTATCGTCTCTGATGAGATCAAAAACACAGCGGATTTAGCAGCATCTAAAGTTCTTGATTTAAATATATTAAATGGCTATACTAAAGGTCAGGTTATTATAGCTGGTGACGACTTTGCAGACAACAGCAAACTAGATATTAGTGCTGCTGTAGGATCTAGTCAGGCAGACCAGCTGCTAGGGTCTAAAGCTTATGGACTTAGTGTAATTGACAGTAAAACAATATCTAACGAAAACATAAAAGTTTCAGTTTTTCCTTTGAAGCCAGTATCTTCTTCTGGCGGTACTGTTAACACATCTCCTACTCCTTTTAATTTACAAAGATTTTATGAAGGCAAATTCTATGCTTTTATAGGTCAGCAAGACCCAGAAGGTGGTCAACTACAGTTTAAGTATACAGTAAGCCCTTCTGTTTTGCCAGAAAAGGTTAGCGAAACATACGTTAATGGGGTCAAAGTAGGACAATCAAATAGTTCTGCACCAGGTTCTCAGGATAACTTATCCATTGCGGATGCTAAGAATACTCCAAATTTTTTCGCAGTTGTTCCTGCTTCTGAAGAACTTAAAAATAACATTAGACTTAAAATGTTTGACAATAACCCTGATACATATTGGCAATGTGAATATGTATATGAGACTGAACCTTTAATAGATCCTTATGCTTCTAGCAGTGAAGATTTTGAAAAATTTAGAGCTGAAGGTAAAGATACAGATTTAGCTCCTGTATTGGAAGGTTCTCAGGTTACTATTGATCTGAAAGCAGCTGAAGAATTAGCCCAAAAATATGACTATACAGGTCGTGATCTTGAAATAATTATGGACATTGATCTTGGGTCAATCACTCCAATAAACTATATTTTAATTAATCCTATAGTTGCAGGAACTTCTTCGTTTGTTAAGATCCTTGATCTTGCTACAGCAGATGGCTCTAGTGACTTTTCTACAGTAGATGGATTTGATTCTCAATCTTTTGACAAGGTGCTTACTCCAGAAGCTAATAAATTTTTAGATAAAGAAACTCAGGCTAAATCTATGGCTCCTAGTGCTTTTTCGTATGGCGGTTTAGGAGTATTTAGTTTCCCTGTTAGGTTTGCTTCTAAGGTAAGAATTAGAATGTCTGCTGAAGAGCCAGTTCCAGCTCCTTACGAGCGTATGCATATACTTGTCCAAGAAGAAACTAAGCTTACTACAGTAAACAAGTCAAAGAAAAAAGGCTTATTTTAATACTAAAGGTATTTAACTATGGGCAGTAAAAAGAAGAAGAAAACAATTGTAACTAAAACTTTGATAACTAACGTTATAAAGTTAAGCTATTTGCAGACATTAGCTTTAACACAAGGGTTATTGCAGACTTCTGATTTAGAAAAAGAAGGGTTTTCTAAAAACATTTCTAAAAGCAGTTCTTCTAGTAGTACATTAGAAAATGTAGTAGATCCTTTAGGTGTTCTTGGCATAGGAAAAAAGAAAAAAAGCTCTAGCACGGTTCTAGAAAGCAATGGTGTAAAAGTAAAAGAGCAGTGGCTTCAGCCATACTTTGATAGAATTAGATATACTATTGGAATAAGAGAACTCTCTATTGCTCAGTACGTTTTTGCAGAACGGTCTGAGCTTGTATCTGTTCCTTTTGGCTCTCCAAAAGAAGTAATAAAGGTGCATATTATAGTAGATGAGTACATTCCATCTAGCTTTGATTCAGCAGTAAATTGGATTAAATACTATATTAAGTCTGAAGGATCCGAAGAATGGATAGAGGTTTGTCCTTTAAACCTTCCAAGTAGATTTAATGATACTGGCGAAATTATACCAAAGATAGTAAATTTTAATTTACCAAAGCCAGCTATTGTTGCTACGGAAAACAAATATAATTATACACCTGCTCCTGTTCAGGGTTTACGTTTTAAAGCAGTTTTAACTAGGCCGACCGGTGATGCTTATAATGCTATAAGTCCACTGATAAAATCATACAGGATGATTATGACGCCTCGCAATTAAGGATAAAATATTATGATGAAAAAATCAACTTCTAAGTCAGGCAAAGGCAAAAAAATGACAGGCAAGAAGACTATGTCTTCAAAGGCTATGTCAAAAATGCCTAAAGGTAAGTGAGGCAAGTAATGGACTTTAACGATAAAAAGTTAAATGCCAAAGAGCGCAAAAAATTGCGTAAATCGCAATTTGCTGGGCCAGGAAGATCATATCCAATTCCTGATATAAAGCATGCTCGTGCAGCATTGTCAATGTTGCATAATGCTCCAGCGTCTCAACAAGCTTCAATAAAAGCAAAGGTATATAAAAAATATCCGGAGCTTAAAAAAGGGAAGAAATGACAATTGCTCTTCGTCAATACCGAGAAATTTACAATAAATATCTTCTTTTATTTTTAAAAGAAGGTCGTATTCCAAGTCTTGATGAAGTTGTGGCAAGAGCAGGCTCTGATCTACCTAACGTAGATCAACCTGCTGTGCCTTTATATTCGTATATTCCACAAGCGTCTAATAGCATATTTGATATACATTTATATAATAAGGCTATTGACAATATCTTATTAGATCTTAAGATTGTATTTGCTGAGCTTAGTGAAGTAGAGCTAAGCAATATACAGAGAATATTGCATGCCAATTTATTTCATAGTGTTCATTCATATGAACTAAATAGACTTAATAGTCAATTAGACGCTTTACTGTTTTCTCTCCAAGGTGCAGAAGATAACTTTTTTTCTTCCTTTGAAAATTTTGGAGATACATCTAAAACAGATGTAGTTTTATCTACTAATGGTATTGTTGATACCTATGAAGGATGTCTTTCGTTACCTATTGGGGGCAAAGGCACATTCAAAATTGATACAAGTTCTTTATATGCAATATCGGATATAAAGGTTAATGTAGTTTCTGGTAATGGCAAGATTACAAATACATTACCTGGAGCCAAGTTTGGAGATATTTTTAGAGATACTCAAAAGCCTTGGGGCATAATAATTGATTCTGATACTCCAGGTTTATGCGAAATTAGTTTTACGTTTGCTATCTCAAGAGAAGAATTTATAAATAGAATCACACTTTTGCATCATGGCGTTAAGCCGCAGAGTGTTTTCATTTCAACAAGTGTTGATAATGTAAACTATAAAGACATATTAGAATATTCTAGTGGCGTTCTTTTAGAAGATCAGTCCAAGATTGTTTCAATGGACTTTGATGATCGATTAGTAGAATATGTACGGATTAGATTAACAAAGCCACAGTATGATTTAGCGTTAACAGATCAGGACACTAATCAGCAGATATATCGGTACATTTTTGCTTTAAAGAATATCAGTCTATATTCTACTGGCAGAATTACATCTGGAACTTATGTTTCAAAGCCGTTTGATTTCAGTGCAGACGTACCATCAATTTCTAGGTTAGCAATATCAGCTAATGAAAAAATTCCAGATGATACAACAGTGGATTGGTATATTGGGCTTGTAGATCAGTCTGGAACTCAAATTGGCAACTATATGTTTATTACGCCAGAGTCTAGATTAACTAGCTCGGGTCCTCCAAAAGTCTTAACATTACAGGACACTGTAACAGATAGTACTTATATTGTAAGTACAAATACATCTTATATAAATGTATTTGATTATAACAATATAGACTATTATAGTATAGTTACTTTAGATGAAAAGCCAATTTTTGGTACTTCTAAGCTTTATCGTGGTCAGAGAGCTTGGTTAAAAGACAGTAAGGGAATTTTTAATCTCATAACTGTAAATGACAATTTTATTGCTTTTTCTAAAGGAAATACTCAAAAACTTTATAAGATTACACAAGAAGTTTCTACTATAAAAGCTATTGGTGGAATTTCATCTCAAAAAGTTTTACTACTTTCTAATAGTCCGCTATACACTGAAAATGGTCCTTACACATTAGCTCCTGGACAAGGAGTAAACGTCGATAAGGATACTGCTCCTATATATGCTATATTTAGTGTAACATTAGCATCTGGCTCTATGGCTAAAGAAAAACTAAATGTAAGCTTTGCTGCAAGCTCTAGCATTGATCTTGGCCAACCAAATATAAAGTATGAACAGTCGTCAGATATAATTATTGATGAAATAGCTATTGCACCATTTGGATCTACACCTGCAGGTACAATATTACGACAGTTTAGAGATGGTATAGATTATATTGTAGAACTAGGGCCTGACAGTAAGCCAACTGGAATTATTTATGCTACGCAAAATAGTCCATTAAATACTGATCCTGCAAATACAGCTGAAGTTAATTATAGAGTTAGATATTCAACAGACGCGGATATAACAAGATTTGTTAGCAATGTTGTCAACAATCAACTTTATTTGACAATAGATTCTACTTCTCAAAGTTTTTTAATAGAAGAGCAGGCTATTGTAAAGTATCGTTATGTTCCACTTGATGTTGTTAAATCTTCCATTAAAGTGAAATCGGGTTTTGGAACTTCATCTGAAATGGTATTTAAGCAAGGATCAGATTATATCTTTGATAGTGATACCTCTACGATACAAAGACTAAGTACAGGCAAAATACTACAGGATCAGGATGTATATGTAGATTATCAATATAATGATAACGCTAATGGCCTGCAGCAATATTTTATTTGGGCATACGTTTCTAATAATGAAGGTTTAACTATTAAACCACAGTTGAAATCTTCTGATACTTTAATATCAACAAAAACAATCCTAACTCCAAATACAGACTTAGGAGAACAGCTTTATGCCAATATACAAGGACTTGGTTTAATCAAGCTTACAGAAGCTACTGAATGGCCTAAAATGAAGGGCTGGGTCCAATTTGTAGTAAGATCTGTTTCTCCAGAAAGTCTTACCACAAGCAGTCTGACAGCGTTTATAGATCAAGTCATTAAACTGAAAGATAGAGACGGTCAGTTTATATTTGTTTCTGGTGGAAAATATTTCAAAGAGTTAGCAGCTTATAGAGAGCCAATGACCCAAGTTTCTTTGCCATTTTTAAAGACTAACGTCCTAAAAAATGATAGAAATTATTTTGCTATACAAGAAGTATCTGGACTTGACGGTAAGAGTTATAACATTGTTATAAACTTTGAGCCTGGAGCTACAGATGATCTTTACTTGTATTCTGTAGATACCAATACAAACCAGATAATTAAAAACTCTGAAGAGTGGAAACTAGATTGGTCTTCTAGCGAAGTTGATGCGGATTTCAAAAAAGTTATAGTTAAAGCTATACTTAATAGAAAGTCTACTGCAAATGGCAATAAAACACCAAAGGTATACAGTTATTATTTAAAAGTGAGCTATTAAAATGAATATTAAATATGCAATATTTGGTCTGATACTAGCCTCTGTTTTGGTGCTTCCTGCATGTGAGGCTGTTCCACCACAACAGGTTATTGTTTCTAAAGCAGACTTGAAAGAGAATGTTATTACTACTCCTGGGCCTAAGCAGCAAGCGGCTCCTATTGTAATTGATGCTATTCCCAGCGAAAAGATAAAAGAAACGCTAAAGAAGAATTTCCCTGGTCAGGATACTGTTTATTTAACTCAAATAGACTTTGTAAAACCTACTAAGATAGTAGAAGATAATCCTACTACACCAGAAAATGAATACTTGCTTGATTCTTATCAACCAATAGTAGTTCCTATTACTCCTCCTGCTACTGAAGAAGGCAAGCCTGATTTAATGGGATGGCTAGAGCAGGCAATTCCTGCTATTACTAGCGTCCTTCCTGTTGGCGCTGGACCTTGGGTCCCACTGGCTGGATATTTAATTGGATTACTAGGATACAAAAGATCACGCAAACATTTAGCAAATGCCGCTAAAGCGTTAAACCCCTTTGATGGTGCTAATGTAGACCTTGGCGAAGCTAAGGACAGCATTAAGAAAGCTCTTGGATGGGAGCATACAGTAGCTACCCCGGAAGAACTAAGAGCAATTGCTGATAAGTTAGAAGCAGATCAAAAGGCAAAGGAAAAGTTTGATTCTGTTGTCACTAAATGAACCATTTAAGAGGACCCAATGGCCGACATAAAAATAATTACACCGACTGTAAAGCGCGTTCCTGCTCGTGCTAGAGGTCCTTTATCTTCTGAAGAGTATAACGACTTTCAGGATCAAGTCTATTTTGATATTACAAATATATCTGAATCGGTAAATACCTTATATACAAGTAATGCTAGATCAAATAGATCATTTGAGTCTGAAAATATAAATATAAAAAGAAGACTGGATGCCTTAGAAAATGCGCTCCATTACAAGGAATTTGTAAATGGCAAGACGCAAACTAATGTTGACCGGTATATTGATTTTCACGATGCCAGCAATGTTCTTTATCTTGATACGTTAGCTAATACCAAAAGGGCAGAGCTTAAATCTCAGTTTGGAGAAATATATCTTCCAGCTAATGGCGTAGACAATAAGTTTTTTAATTTTAGTTTACGTACTAATCAGATAGTAGCTCCTCCTGATTTTTCTGTTAATGTTACAGCTATTTTTGATAAAGCTGATGGCAATGGGATTAAGAACTATGAATATGGTGGCATTGTAGATCCTGGAATGCCAGAAAATGCTTTTAATGGTATCAATGAAAGCTATTGGCAAAGAGCTATAACATTCCCATTAGAGTCTACTGTTGAACAAGTTGAAATTGAAATAACAGCAATTGTTCCTGCTGGAATATCATCACAAGCAAATTTACTAGAACTTGTTCCTTTTCCAGAAGGTACAGTTGATGTTACTAGCATAGGAACGTCTCCTAACTTATCTTCATCATTCACGGCTTTAGATAATTTTGCTGAAACTAATGATGTTGTAGCTACTAGGTACCATTTTAGTCCAAGAGAAGTAGAGCAAATTCGCATTAGATTGCGTTGTAGACATTGGCGAGAAATCAATGGCAAAAAAGTGTTTCTTTATGGACTACAAGAAGTTGGTTTAAAGTTAGTTGACTATAACAAGGTAACAAGTAGTGATGTTGCTTTTGGTGACAGCATTACAGCAATAGTTAAAATACCTGCCCCAGAAGGCCATGTATTCAATAAACTGTTTAGAGTTGATCCAAAGCCAAATTTTTATCTTGAAGATGCTTCTAATAGGCATGTTCGCTTAAGATTGTCCTCTACGCCAGATTATCTTAATGTCAAATGGGATTCAGCTCAAAATGTGTTACCACAGCAGGGAATATCTACTGGGGTGTCACTTGGCAATGTTAGTATGCTTTATGCCATATACACACTTAAATTTGTTTCTAGTAGCGGCGGTTATCAATCGCCATTCCCAGTAGGCACTACTCCAACTGTAAAAGGATTAGGACTTTTATTCTCTACAACACCTATTAATGGGTTATGACCGATTTATCAGGACGCGTACTAGATCTTGAAAAACAGATTCTAGCTTTGCCAACCTATGGGGATTGGCAAGTATTACAGGTTGAGTCAAGTTCAAGATTTAACGTTGTTGAAGGGAATGTTGCGGACTTGTATGTTAAGTTTAATGAACTTAACAATAAAATTACAAATCTTCAATTATATGGCAATACTGGCTTTACTGGTAATCATTGGCATGTAGGCAGTGAAGTTCCTTCAGGTAGTATTGATGGTGTCAATAAAGTGTTTGTTTTGGCACAGACCCCATATCCTACTACTTCCCTTGCATTATACAAAAATGGACTATTGCAAAGGATTGGTGCCGGAAATGATTATACCTTATCTGGTAAAACTGTTACCTTTGAGACAGATTGCGAACCTGTCGTAGGTAGCAATATTTTAGCATATTATCAAATCTCGTAACCAAGACGACAGGAGTGGTTAAATGGCTCAAACAAGAATAGTATCTCAAGATATCAAAGATGGCACAATAGTTAACGTTGACATTAATGCTAATGCTGCAATTAGTGCATCAAAAATAGCTAGCGGTACCGTTGACGATACAGAGTTTGGTTTTCTTAATAATGTTGCTTCACAAGTAGTTGGTATTAGTGATTCTAATACACTTACCAATAAATTCATTACAGGTACTACCAACACAGTAGCTGCGCATTATATTAAAAATGCTGATGGCACCCAAATTTCTGTTACAGGTCTGCCAGCAAATGGTTACATACTTACTGCTAGCAGTTCAACACAGGCAAGCTGGGCGCCGGCCACTACTGCATTAGCAACTGGTAACTTTGTTTTTAATGAAGTCCCTGCTGGTGACATAGATGGCTTGAATGCTGCTTTCACTTTAGCAAATTCTGCCTCTCCTACAAGCAGCATTCAGCTTTATAAAAACGGTATTCGCCAAAAACCAGGTAGTGGCAACGATTATGTAATTACTGATGCAACGACTGTAACATTTGAAGCTGGCAATATACCTCAAACTAATGATAACCTTTTAGTAGATTATATTAAGTGATTATATAGGAGTTTATTGATTGGGTCAGACACGGATTAATTCACAAGATCTTGGTGACAGTCAGGTTACGTTGACTGACTTAGGAGCGCTTTCTACAACGGGAGCACTCATAAGTTACTCTAATGGAGCACATGTAGCCTTCCCAAGCGGCCAATCTGGCCGGGTACTTGTGTCTGATCCAAGCAATACAACTGGTCTTAATTGGTCTAGTACTCCAGCTTTAACTAGAATAAATGATCTTAGCGGTAATGCTATTTTAGATTTTGCTCCAACATTAAATGCTACAGAATATCTTAGAATTGGAAATACTACAAGTGGAGCAACTACATCTATATCTTTAGCTGTAGCAGGTACTGCTACAGATATAAATATTAGGTTTGTACCAAAAGGTGCTGGCGATCTTCGTGTTGGAAGTGCTACAGTAGCTACTACTACTAATGCTATTACGTTAACAAATAAAACATTAACTACTCCTAGTATAGCAAGTTTTGTTTCTGGTAATCATAATCATGAAGATTCTGCTGGTGGTGGCCAATTAGGAGTAGCTGCAATAAATGCAGGTGGAACTCCAAATAGTACAACCTTTTTGCGTGGAGATGGCCAATGGGCTACTCCATTAAAAGGAGTTTTAAGTATATGCTTTAAATCGGAAAATATTGCAGCATGGACTAATATGCCTGCAGCGTTAACGTTTTTTGCAGGTAATCTTAGTTATATTGCTAAGGTAAATCTTGAGGGGTATTCGTCTGGCAGGCTTCTTGTAAATAGAGCTACTGTGGCAGGAGCAACTGACTCATCACTAATGGTTAGGTATAATAGAAACTATTCGACTACAGCAAGCACCTATAGCCCTTTAGGGCAAACTACTGATATTATTGTTAATGTTCAAGCTGCATCAGCTTATGACGACTCAAATTGGCAAAGATTATCGTCAGACCCTAATACTGGAGATATTTATATTGGTTTATTTGGTATTTCTGGAGATGGTGCTTTAGATCCACAGTTTGGAAATATATATGCTCAATTTATTTAAGGAATAAAAATGACTTATTCTCAGGAAGATATATCTACACAATGGTATATGATTAGAGTTCAGCGTGATTATCGCTTATCTTTATCCGATTGGATAGGTTTATCTGATTGTCAGTTAAATGCAGATAAAAAAAATGAATGGATTATTTATCGTCAAGCATTGCGAGATATAACATCACAAGAAGATCCGTTTAACATTATTTGGCCTAATAAGCCAACTTAATTATGACATTAAGTGAATTATCTGGTTTATATTCTGGTTTATCTGGAGATCTTCAAGATCTTGAAGATCGTGTATTAGACATAGAAGGCAAGATAGTTGCATTTCCAACTTCAGATGATTTTGATACGTTATCAGCTTTAACTACGTCTAGGTTTAATACGCTTCAATCTAGTATTAACAGTTTAACTTCAAAACTTGCAACTCTTGAAGTTTATGTTGTAAACCTTAAGTTATCACATACTTCATTAGAGCGAGCTTTTACTGGTCATACTGGCGTTTCCTTTACTGGAAACTTTGGATACTGGGGCTCTTTCTGGGACACTGGTACACAAACAAATGCTGGGGCTGACAGTGGCAATATAATGTTAATTAGGTCAACTGATCCAGAAAGCAATGGGATATCTATAGTTGACAACAGTAAGATCACTTTCCAAAACTCTGGAGTATATAATATACAATTTTCTGCTCAGTTTGATAAAACAGACGCTGGAGATGATGCAACAGAAATATGGTTTGCAAAGAATGGCATACCACTGTCAGATAGCAATACTACTATAATGCTTCATGGGAACAATAGTAAGGAAGTAGCTGCCTGGAACTATATGTTGCCTTTAAACTCTGGTGATTACATACAAATAGTATGGCATAGTAATGATACAGATATGAGACTACTTTACCAAACATCTGGGACTAATCCTACAAGACCTGCTATACCTTCTGTTATAGTAACTGCGCATCAAGTAAGATTTGAAGCATAGATATGGTTGTTTTGACTAGAACTTTTGTTATTACAAAAGGTGGTGGAGGCATTGATGATGTCTCCATTTTTTTAGAGCGTGAACTTGGTAGAGATGCCTCTTTAGTAAGGTCTATAAGCGCTGCTAGTGTTAATAATATTTCTACATATTTAACTGTAGAGTATAATGATCGTCCAGACAGCCCAATAGAAATAACAAGTCCTATAAATGGTCTTGTTGTTTCTACTGTAACGCCACCATTACAGTATCTTGCTCAATATAGTTATCCTATACAGGAAGCTTCTTTTACTAGTGGTAATGTAAGGTTTGCCAAGAATGGCATTACTACAGGAGCGCTTGTTCAAGTTGAAACTGGAACAAATAGCCAGATAGTAGCAGTTAATTTAAGTGGATATTTAACTGGGGCTGGTTCCGGCCAGTCTGGATCTTATACTGTTTATTTTGATAGAGATATATTAGATATAGATAATTCTTATCAAAAGAACAGCTCTTTATATGGCTTTAACATAACTAAAGAAGCAGCCCCATATATTGGCCTAGAAGAGTTTTACACAAAAGAAATTAAACGTGGAAGTATGCGTATGAAATACGCTATACTTGACACATCTGTTTTAGCATCAGTAAAGATCAAGACCATATTATCTAGCTTGCTTGCAGGAGGCGATCTATTAGCACAGGCAACTTGCCAGAAGGATAATCAAACAGAGGTCTTTGCTATAGTTCTTGACAAGCCAGAGCCTGTACCAGACTATGTATATCCTCGCGTAGGCACAATGAGTCAACAGCAGGTTGGGGTTGAAAAGGTTACTATAACTTATAGGCACCCGATAAGAACTGCTCAAATTGCTGATAATAATTTATATAGTTTATTTTACGATTGGCAAGACAGAATAAATATACAAGATATTTATATTACGCCAATTGATGATAGAACTTTAGAGATTGATCTTCAGCAATTAATGGCAGATGAGATGATATCATCTTATGATTTAAATTTAATCTGCTTACCTGGACTACATTCTTCAAATGAGGTTGGCGGTCTTGCTTCTACAAGACCATATTTGTTGCCATATAAGCGGTTTATATCAGAGGTTGCGGTAGGAACAGGTATATCAGGTGTTACTGGTCCTCAAGGTCCTCAAGGTCCTGAAGGGCCTCAAGGCCCTGAAGGTCCACAGGGCCCTGCAGGTCCTCAAGGGCCTGCTGGAGGAGGTGGCACAGGAGTTTCAGGGGTCCCTCCATATATTGATCAAAGTATACCTGCATGGAGCGGTGCTGATGGTTCATATATAAATGGCACTGCTACAAAATTGACTACAGCTGGAGCTATGACATTAGGCTCTACCCTTACTGTATCCGGTAGTACAATCTTAGGGTCTACTATGACAGTATCTGGTACAGCTGGTATAACTGGTGCTACTACAATGGGTAGCACTTTAACAGTTGCAGGGACTATTCTAACTTTAGGATCTGCTGGGACAGCAGGAGTCTATAAAATAGGTTCTGATGAAATTTTAAGAGTTTCTACTTCGGGAACTACTTTATTAAAATGCAAAAATTCTATAAACTTCCAGTCTGGTAGTACAAATCTGCTACATATGACTGGGACAAATGGATCTTTGTATCCAAGTGCTGGCAATTTGCCGTCATTAGGGATTCCTAGTAATCCTTTTGGCGCGTTATATTCAAATGAAATAATCCACTCTGGTTTAAATCAGCCTTTAATTACATACAGTGATGCGTCTAATCCAACAGTATCTGCCTTTGGCAATATAGTATATAGAACAGATAATTCAATTGAAGATTTGTTTTGCTATGATGCAAGCAGATCGAACTTTTTAAGCGCTGGCACATTTACATTGACGGCTGGAAGTACAGGCGCCAATGATACAGAAGAATTCCTAAATTTTGGAAACGGATCTATAGCTTTTCAACAGGGCTTTGGTTATGCTTTACCGTTTAGTGGAATTATTGTTGCTGCATTTGCTTCTGCAGAAGCTGCAGTTAATACAGATGTAGAATATAATTTATATGATTCTGACGGTGTTTCTGTAGCTGGCAATCCGATAGTACTTATCAACAATGGTGCCCAAGTTGGGCATTCGACAGAACTTAATATGATTTTGAGCGGTCTTCATCAGTATTCTATAAAGGTTGATGCTGATGGCGGTCAGATACTTAACAATAACATTACTTTATTTATTAAAAGGATTGCAAATTAATGGCTAAACCAAGGCCTACAGACGAAGAGCTGTATAATATGCCATACCCAGATTTTGCGGTATGGTTTTTAGAATACAATAAAGTAATAATCAATAGATATATACAGCGTAGGCTTATACCTAACAGGTATGAGCCTTCTGACATTAAAGCATACATGGCAGAGCGTATAATAGATATATTAGAGAAGCGTTCTGCTAAGGGAAAGCCAATAGCAAACCCAAGAACCTACTTTGGAAGGCTTATAGACTTCTGGTGTATTGAATACCAGAGGATGCATGGCTACATATTTGGTATGCCTAAAAGGCCTCGTAATGCGTTAGCAGAGGAAGAGATTTCAAAGTATGGATTTGTTTATTTTGAAACCGATGAGGCTTCAAAAGAAAACAACTATAATCAGAATCCTGAGCTGTCATACGTAGATGCTAACATCACTGCTAATCATGAGCACTTTGGCTTAATGGGCTATCAAACAAAGGGCGATGATCCTGGCGAAATTACAGAAGCCTGGGATTCAATGATGAAAATGGTCTTGCCAGAAGACCGAGACATTCTACATTGTCTATTTAGAATGGGAATGTCAATTCCAGAAGCAGGTCGCTATCTTGGTATAGCAGTATGCACTGCTTATGCAAGAAGAGATAGAGCCTTTATGACAATATCAGGCTATCTAATGTCTGGCGTTGACCTGAACCAGGAGACTTGGAAGATTTTAGAAGACACAAAAGATATAAAATCTTCGTCTTCTGATATAAGCAGTCTATTTGAAGATATGTAGACTATCAATCATTGATTGAGTCTATTGATATTATCTCTTTATCTAAGAGATAATCTACGGTATCCATCACTTCTTCTAGGGCTATATCTAATGCCTTGGCCATATCTTCTTCTGATACGCCAGGGTTATCGTTTATATACTTGAGTATTAGTAACTCTAGATCCGTAAGTCGCTCAATATGAGCATCGTCGTCATCGCCGTTAAGCTTGTCGTTACCAATATCGTCAAAATTGTTATATTTCATGGTTATTTGAATATCAGTTCTCTGATATCATCGATCTTTTGTAAAACCATCTGAGACCATTTTTCGAATTTTTGTGCATCTGCTGGTTTATTGATAAATTTATAGCTAAGAATTGAGTCTTCTTCTCTTACCTTGATCTCATAGTTGTCAACTAAGAGAGCATATACAATTCCGATGTGGACTTCTCCTACTGCAGGACCAGGCTTTGACTTATCAGCAGTCTCATCAAATGGCGTATAAAGAATCCCGCAAAGCGTTAATCGGCTATCGACAAACTTAGGGTCCATGTCCAGTTCTTCACAGATCTCTCGCACAGCGGCTTGCTGTACAGTATCCCAGCCAATGCCATAAATATTGTTCTTATGACCTAATCCTTTTGATCTATCTTCTGGGTTAATATGGCCACCTATGCCAATAGAAAATCTATCTATTAAGCGCTTTTCTGATCCTCTTCTTTGATAAGAAAAGACTTTCTTATCTGGTGAAAAAATTAGAATGTATGGTATTATTTGTAGCGTAGTGCTATCTACTTCAGCCATCCATCTATCAACAAAAGCTGCTTTGCACATTACCTCGTCTATCCAAGCCTCCATAGTAGGATCTACAAAATGGAAATAATTTCCATTGCTAAAGTGTATAGAGCTTTTATTTTGGATTACTAATACTTGTTCTTCTTTTTTCATGTCTTATTATCGCTTTTAGAATGTATACTTTGGAAATATTTTTAGCGTTTGTAGGCCGGTTTCTTTTAAGGTTCAAAATTTTATTATAGATGGATAGTCTGTACAGATACCTAAAATATTAGGATTTTGCTTTACGGCTAGCTGCCAGTCAGGTCTACAATTAACTGTTATACCGCCTATTACGTAAGTTCCTGGATAACACCAAAGGATTCCTTTGCTAGTTAAAGTAACCTTATCATTCTCATGCCAAAAATAGTTAAAATTAGCAAATGCACTGTTTCTATTTTTTAAAAATAATAAAGCTTCTATATTTTTACAATGGATCCAAAGATGGTTTTGATAATCTGATAAAAATCTATAGGATATTTTATACTGTGGTATATCATGTCCTAAATATAGTTTATCTTTTAGTACCCAAAGATCTATCTCAACATCAAATCCTTTTTTTATTGCTAATTTTATTTGGTTAGGAGTATTTTCTTTTTTAGAATCGGGCCCAGTTAGATTTCCTCTATGAGCAATAACAATCATGCTTAAATTTATGACTCTCTTAATGTATATTTAACTGGGAACCTAATGACTGAAATATCATTAATTTCAATATGCTTCCTAAATACCGATTCTGGGTGAAGTCCAATATTTTTATTAGCATATTCTACTAATTTTGTAAACAAAAGGCAAACTTTTCCCATAGCATCTCTAGAGCCCATACTCATTTGGTCGTTGTCCCCGCCTCGAAAATCCCTACCTATTGGTATGTATATAGTGTTTGGCTTAACATCTATAACCTGAAAACTGTCAAATAGTAAATCAAATCTCATTCTTATGATGACATCATACTTGAAATTGTTTATATCTTCATAATGCACAACATTTTGAAAACATCTCCATATTTTATAATACATGTAAAAAACATTTTCAAGTTTTGTTTCATGTGCGTAACTTCCATCGTAACCAGTCGACCAGTTTCTTTTGTTTGTAACATTATATTTAATGTTATTAAAAACTGGGGATGTATTAAAATCTTCAAATATTGCTATTTTTGGTTTATATAGACTTATAATCTCGTCAGGAGAAGCATCATTTGCAAAAACTCTTTCATTAGAACCTATAATTTTGCTTTCTGGTGTCCAAGTATCTATAAAAACATCTGCATTATATGGTTCGATTATTTTAGCACGTATTGAGTCTGCGCATTCTTTTGCGTTTCTAATTTGTCCCGTAATCAGTATGGCAGTTTTCATAATAAACTATTTGCTCCAGGCAAATCCAATACCCCAATCATTGGGGCAAGAATTTACTTCAACATTCCATTTTTGAGTATCAATATTTCTGATGAATAAAAATGGCCCGGGGTGTTCAGCTGTATCATGAAATCCAACAATACCATCTTTAGATAGCCATTTAGTATATTCCCATTCAGTTAATACGTGATTAACGCTATGGAACCCATCAATAAAAATAAAGTCAAATTCTCTGATCCCTAATGCATTGATTTTATCCATATTCTCTTCAATTTTTCTACTGTCGTTCTTTATAGTGAAGACATTTTGGGATGGATTATCTAAAAAATTTTTGTTCTCGATGTCAATTCCAATATATTTTGTTTCTGGTAGTTTATTGTTAATAAATACAAAACTCGAACTATTTTCTTTATTTCTTGCAACGCCAATCTCTAAGATTGCACGGCAACGGTCTTTTATAGATAGGAACTTTTTGCGCAATGCGTTTCTATTGCAATCAGTAAACTCTTCATGTGGCCAGCTGGAATGTGGCGTCTCTCTTTTAATATAACCATTGTCAGCATCATCTCTATGATCATTAAATCTGATATCTTTTAATAAATCCTGTTTCCACTTCATGTTAATTTTTTCTTTTTTTAGATTTAAGTGCCCATTTTGTAACTATTTGTTATCTAATTAGATCCCCACTTATCTATAGCAGCAAAAAATTCTTCTTTGGGGGTTTTATCTATTGCTTGGCGCATTGCTAACGCGCCTGCTAATGTTCCACCAGGGTGGCCATGAATAGCTCCACCGCAGTTGGCAAGAAAATCTATGCCAAATTTGTCTACCGTTGGGTTTACAATGCCAGGATGCATTCCACAGCTTAATGCTGGGAGCACATTACGTTTATGCAGTATATCCATTATGTTGCGAAGCTCTTCGACGTCGTTGCTAAGATAGCCGCCCCACATGCCTGCATGAATAGTATCAACGCCACATAATCCTGCTAAGTTACAAAGAACACTCCAGTCAATACTAAATGGGTTGCGCTTGTCCGTTAAGATCTTATCACCACTTTTTTGATAGTGGATAAACAAAGGCAAATCTAATTTGCGAATCGAATTGTAAACACCTAACCCACTCCAAAAATTGATATGAACACCATTGCCACCATTTGCTGCTACAAATTTAGCACGATCCAAGACAGCATGATGATCCCCATTAATACAAAAACAATAGATTACTCCGCGACCGCAGTTATTAATAATATTGCTAATTAGTTCAACCCTATCTTCTAAACGGCAGAAGGATGGATTAGAAAGAATCTCATCTTCTTTGATAAAATCAACACCGCCATCTAATAGCTCCTTAACCATTTCTCCAAGGGTTATTGGAGAAATACCAGTTTTAGGCTTTACAATCGCACCAGAAAGAGGCTTATTGTAACGGTTGACAAACTTACGGATGCCACTAATACCATTCTTAGGTGCCAAGAACTCTGCCTCTACATCAGCAGGGAACTCTATTTTCTTAAGACGGCAAGCTTTAAATATATCAATATCTAATTGTCCGCCCATTACTTGGCATAGTAAATGTGAGATTCCATCGCCTTTCCAATCAGTATTAGATTTAGGGAATCCAATTTTGACTGTTCCTTGATAAACCCCGGTCAAATTCTCTTCTATGTCGTAGATAACGCAAGATGCGAGTTCAAAAAGGTCATCGTTTTCCCAGCGATTGCGAACTTTTGGATTTCCCACGCTTTGGCCAATAGCAAGACTCCAGGCAGCATCTTTCAGGTCACCAATATGATGATGCGATTCAATGTAATACGTTGCTACAATACAACGGTCTTTTTCGTCTTTTGTGAGTTCTCTAAAGAATTTCATTGCTTAATCTCAAATTTATCCTGCGGTAATGAAGGAACCTTTGCACATACAATTATGCAGTTTTCAAGAAAAACGGGATCAGCAATCTCACCTTTCTCAAAGACAAATACATCTCCACTATTTAATTCTTTCCCTTGAACCGTCATTTTTCCACTGACTAATACATTATATTCTATACTATCTTTATGATAATGTGAAGGCCATTTTTCCCCTTTGTAATGGGTTAAAACTCCAACTTCAAAATCTTTGGTTCGTAAAACTGTTGGCTCAAAATCCCCAATAAACCAACCTCTTACATAATCAGTAATCTTTGTTATATTCATATTTTGTCTAAATATTTTTCTAAGTCTTCAGGTGTTCCTACTGGGTTATGTTGCCATTCTGGGATATGATGTATACCAACTTTCAATTGACTTTTTATCATATAATTATAGGATGGTCCGACGTAAAATTCACCATTTGGTGCTCTATCATTACATTGTATCATAGACTGAGAGCTTTGTACAAAGTATTTTCCCTTTCTCCAGTAGTGAATTCCGTTTAGAGAAATATTACTAATAACCTCTTTCTCTCTTATTTCTTTGACAAATCCATATCTATCAATTTTAGCGTAACTATTTTTTGGGGTTGTAGCAGTATAAGTTACAACTAAAC